GAAGTGTTCGCGCCCAGCGTGACCAGCTCCTCGCTCAATCTGACTGGACTCAAGTTGCTGATGCTCCTGGTGATAAAGCAGCTTGGGCAACATATCGTCAAGCACTTCGGGATCTTCCAGCTTCTGGTTCTGATCCTGATGCACTGGCTTGGCCTACCTCTCCTGATGCTCCGGCACCTGTGGAGGAGGAAGTTGTAGAGGTTAGCAGCGAGTCTGCTGGCTCTGCATCGGCTACACCTATTGAATCATCTGCTACCCCTGAATAATCATGATTACTCTTATTCGTCCCGTTCTGATGTCGTTCCTTGGTAGCGACAAAGTAAAGCGCCTTGTTGTGGATATGCTCCGCAAACTTGCTGAACAGTCTGACAACACTGTTGATGATCAGGCTGTTGACTTCATTGAACGTGGTTTGTTTGGTGGCTAATGGATTTGGGAGATCCACCGGTACTGCCGGTTATAACCCTCCCAGAGCCACTTGTTTTACCTAGGCCTGCCTTGGAGGTACCACGAGCAGATATACCGTCGTATAAGCCTCTTGTAGTACCTCCTGCAGACCTCCGGCCACCTCCGGGAGTCAAGGGGACAACATCTTCAGAACAATCAAAACCGAAGACACCTAGGCCCCAGATACAGCCACCAAAAGTACCAACAATCCGTATTCCTACGACTGAGATTGACGTACCTGTACCTGATGGAATTGTCTTAACTACAGCAGCTACTACAGCTGTTGTGTCTGTTGCAGCCACCCTAACAGCCACATCACTATTTAAGTGGCTCGTTACTGCGATGAAACCCGTATTCAAAGCAGCATGGACAAAGATAACAAAAAGAGCGAATTCATCAAGTTCCTCGTCCTCTGTTGGTCAGCAGGACTCTTGACTGCTAGCTACGCAGGATGGATGCCAAAGATGGATCCAACGTATGTCGCCTCAATTCTGAGCGGCACACTCGCAACATTTTCAATTACTAGAGAAAGGAAGGAATGAAGATTCTATTTTTGTTGCTGTTGTTAGCTGCGCCTGCATCAGCACAGACTGTGACTCCCAAGTTTACGCAAGGAAGTATGCAGTCAACCACCACTACAACCGTCAACATCGACCGGACTATTGCAACCGAGGTGTTTGGCGGTGATTACTCATCATGGAGCGGATCAAACGTCACACCCAGCGCAGACATCAGTGGAACTGGGACAACCTTTTCAGTTACGACAGCTGGCGATCCCTGGTCTCTGGAGATCACAACCAGAAACGCAGGCGTAGTCGAAACAATAGATGTCACCGAAACAATCGACCAAACCTCTACTACTACCTCATTGTCTATCTTCTCGCAGTGACTCCTGCGTATGCAGAAGATCCAAAGGTACAGAACACCTCATCTCCAGTAGCCGCGGCAACGGGTAACGTCACCAATTCGGCGGTGCAATTCCAGAACAATGGAGCCCCTAGTAGACAACAGTTTACTAGTGGTAATTCTTGTAATGGAACTACGCTGACATTCAGCCCTTTCTACATGGGTAACGATGTACTTCCTGATCAATACAACCGTACAAATAACTACGGAGCACAGCTCAACTTCTCTATCCCGTTAGATGGAGGAATGATTGAGCAGTGTAAGCAGATAGCGAAACGGCACGAACAGAAGATGAGGTTGGACTACGAAATGATCCGTGCTCTTAAATGTACAGAGATTATGAAGGCTGGATTTATGTTCCGGCCTGGATCACGTGTAGAGGTTTTGTGTCACGACATTATTCCAATCGCCTCACAAACTAAATGATGGAAGCAATTGTTTCCGCTGTGATTGCTGCGATTGCGGCAGGTGCAGCTCTGAACAACAGGCTACACAATCGAATAAACAACGTTCATGATCGTATCAGTGGTCTGGATCGTCGAATTGACGGTATTGAGCTGACCGTTGCACAGGACTACGTGTCCAAGCAAGATCTCAGTTCTTTAGTCAAGCGCATGGAAGATCACATGGTACGCATCGAAAACAAATTAGACCAAATCGCATTGAGAAATGGCTAAAAAGAAAGCGACAGAAGACCAGTTTAGTGAACTACATAATCTAGTTACTACTGAGTTTCTGGCACGCATCAAATCTGGTGAAGCCTCAACACAAGACCTTAAAGCAGCTTGTGACTGGCTTTCCAAAAACGACATTACTGGAGTTGCCTACGAAGGTAACCCTCTCGACAAGTTGGCAAATGTAATGCCCAAGATCGATCCAGAGCTTATTCAACGGAGGGTTTATGGCTCGAACCGGACCTCCGCTTAAACCTTACAGTTCCCTCAGCCCCGCTGGTAAGAGTCAACGAAAGAACCCTACTAAACACAGGGCCTGGAACCGTAAGAACAACAAAAAGGAATCTGAAAAGAAGGACCGCGCTGAGCACAACCGGGAACGGCGCAAGCGTGGTATCTACGGAAAGATGAAACCTGGCGGCAAAGTCTTAGGCCGTCAACGTAATGGATCGTTGGCCATTAGGTCTCAACGGTCAAACGCAGCAGCAAACGGTAGTGGGGGTAATTCGCGTTACGCATGACCCCGCTGCTACCTACTCCTGATCACTACATCTTTAATTTAATAAGCATGACAAGTCCTGAAGCTAAACGGATGTGGCGTAGAGCCATTAAAGAACACTTCAACTGTCAGTGTGTTTATTGCGGAAAAAATTATGAATTACATGAACTCACTTTGGATCACGTTGTCCCTCGCTATCTTGGCGGACAAACGATTACAAGAAATCTTGTTCCCTCCTGTCGGAGATGTAATCAGGAAAAAGGTACGTCTAATTGGCTTACTTGGATGCGAGCCACGTTTGGCTGTAATCCCTGTAGGGAAGATTTAATCCTATCTCATATTAACTAATGGCACGAATTAGAAGGCGTCAGGGACGCATTGAATACAAACAACCTGATGGTTCTTGGTCACGCACCAAACCAAGTCCGGCAGCAAGTAAACCGGCAACTGTAAAACCAGCAAGACCAAACCCTTACACAAGTGGAAAACCGAATCCAAATGCTGGTGGCGGCGTCAAACCAAAACCTCGCGGTGGTTCACTGGCTGGTTACAGGAATGATGTAGCTGCCTTAAAACGGCTTGTCAAAGGAAAAGGTCCCCTTGCAGCTGCAGCAGCTAAACGTCTTGCTGTATTGGGTATAAAGGCTGCTCCCGGCGCGGCTTTAGCAGGCGCTCTTGCTGGATCCGCAGGACGACCAGGAGCTGCACAAATGTCAAAGCTGGGATTATCCCCAGGCCGCTCAACAAAAAGCGCTGATGCGCCTACCTATAAAACTCCGCTGAATCAGTCAAAGCCTAAACCTAAACCTCATGGTCCCGGTGGATCACCTTCTGGTTCTGGAAAAGGTCAAGCACAGCAGCGAAAACCTCTTAGCGGTGGAGGCGGTGGAGCTTCAGGTAGCAGCAAACCCAAACCCAAACCCAAGTCTGAATACGAACAGGCACGGTCAAAACTGACTGTCAAGTCAAGTAAGGCTGATCGTGATGCTGTCCGCGATAAGGGGATGATGGCTTGGGCTAACGCTCATAAAGGTAAGCAGGATGCTGTAGGTAAAAAGGCACGCGCATATCTAGCAGAGCAGGAAAGGAAGAAGAAGTTCCAAAACAAAGCAACTTCGAACCAAGGTATCTCAGCACGGAATAACGCAGCACGCGCTTCCAGAAATATCGCATAAACAACCTATCCACTCCCGTATTTAACCGCCGCTCCGCAAGGGGCGGCTTTTTTTTATGGCAATAGGAAAACTATTAATTAATGGAATAAAGAATGGCGTAAAGAACGGTGCCAAGAACGGTGCCAAGAACGGTGCCAAAAACGGTGCGAAGAACGGATTCAAAGGTGTAGTTGGCAAACGGACACTCACAAGCAAAGCTAGAGAAGTTTTACCTAAACCAAAACCTGGAACCCGTGCTTACGACTTAGCTAAAAAAGACTTTTTAAACAGCAGGAACAAGTCTGATCATCTTAAGAACCGCTATGTCGGTGAAGATGGTCGCATCTTTACTATGGACAATAAGGGTTATCAAGACAACCCAAAACCACAGTTCATAGACAAGATAAAAAAGCACGCCCGTGAAGGTGAGAACACCGAAACACGTCTAAAAAACATGATGGATCAGACCGATCCAAATGTAGACATAGACAAATTTACTGAGCCGCAAAAGGGACTTAAGCCTGGTGACTACGACGTTCACCACATTCAAGCCTTACACGACTCATCCTTCCTGTACGACGGGTTGGCAAAAAAGAAAAAGACTGAGCTAACTCGGTACATTGAACAAACTTACGGTTTATTTATGGGTAACCACCAAGGCAACGCTGCTTTTCTGCCAAAGAAGGTGCACAACCTCTTGCATGAGTACATGCGTAAAACCCTCAAAGGTAAAAACATAGACATTTCAAAACTCAGCCTTGAGGAACGCAAAAAATACGTCAAGCAGTTTGCAGAATCTCAGGAGCATTTCCAACGGATGATGTTCGCCTTTATGCAAGACAGTCAGTTCGATGCTTCACCTGAACTGCTCAAAAAACTAGATGACTTATTGACGGACGTTAGAAGCGCCTAGAAGGCCTCTATTTATCCACTTACGTACAAACCCCTATGAACGACGTTGTAGGGGCCTTACAGGACGATTTCAGGCTGTTTCTGCAGGCTTTGTGGCAACAGCTTGACCTACCTCCTCCTACAAGAGCCCAATACGCAATCGCAGACTACTTACAGAACGGACCTAAACGACTACAGATACAAGCATTCCGAGGAGTCGGAAAGAGTTGGATTACTGGCGCGTTTGTGCTTTGGACTCTGTTTAACGACTGTGAAAAGAAGATCATGATTATCTCCGCCTCGAAAGAGCGTGCAGACAACATGTCTATCTTCCTGCAAAAACTAATTATTGAAACACCATGGCTCGCTCATTTAAGGCCCAAATCAGACGATTCTCGATGGTCCCGAATAAGCTTCGACGTCGCTTGTTCCCCTCACCAGGCTCCAAGCGTCAAGTCGGTCGGCATCACCGGTCAGCTCACCGGATCCCGAGCCGACTTAATGATTCTGGACGATATCGAAGTGCCAGGCAATTCAATGACAGAGCTTATGCGAGAAAAACTTTTGCAGCTCTGCACAGAGGCCGAGTCTATCCTTACGCCTAAAACTGACAGCCGAATCATGTATCTCGGCACTCCTCAAACTACCTTCACCGTTTACCGCAAGCTTGCTGAACGTAACTACAGACCTTTTGTTTGGCCTGCACGTGTCCCTCGCAAACTCTCTAACTATGAAGGCTTAATCGCCCCTCAGCTTCAAGAAGACATCGACATGGGTGCTGAAGCTTGGGACGTCACAGACCCAGACCGATTTAGCCATGAAGACCTTATTGAACGTGAAGCATCTATGGGCCGCAGCAACTTCATGCTGCAGTTCATGCTTGACACAAGCCTCAGTGACGCTGAAAAATTCCCACTCAAGATGGCTGATCTTGTCGTCACCAGTGTTAATCCTAAGTCCGCTCCTGATAGCGTCATCTGGTGCTCAGATCCTAAAAACGTCATCAAAGACCTCCCAACTGTCGGGTTACCTGGAGACTATTTCTATTCTCCAATGCAACTCCAAGGAGAATGGGGTCCTTACCAAGAAACAATCTGCTCGGTTGACCCGTCGGGTCGAGGCACAGATGAGACGGCAGCAGCTTATATCTCGCAACGAAACGGTTTCCTGTACTTGCACGAAGTGTGCGCTTACCGAGACGGATACTCAGACAATACGCTTTTGGACATTCTGAGGGGATGTAAAAAGTACGGAGTAACTAAACTAGTTGTCGAAACTAACTTCGGTGACGGTATCGTCGCTGAACTCTTTAAAAAACACCTCCAACAAACCAAACAAGGTATAGACGTAGAAGAAGTACGAGCCAATGTCAGAAAAGAAGACCGTATTATTGATGCCCTTGAGCCTATCCTTAATCAACACCGCCTTATTGTTGATCGCTCTGTGGTCGAGTGGGACTTTAAGTCCAATCCAGACGAAGCTCCAGAAAAGCGTCTCCTCTATATGCTCTTCTACCAGATGAGCCGTATGTGTCGGGAAAAAGGCGCCGTTAAACACGACGACAGATTGGATTGCCTTAGCCAAGGCGTTCAATACTTTACCGACGCTATGGGTATCTCCGCTCAAGAGCTTGTTAATCAACGCAAGCGTGATGAGTGGAATGACATGCTTCAAGGCTTCATTGAAGACCCTCAGGAGTCTGCAAACCACCTTGTTTTTGGTATGAACAAAGACCAAAGACAAGCAGCTAGGGGAAACACCCGAAACCGTGTCCCCACCTGGGTTTAGACCGATTTACCTCGGTATTCCTGAACCTATACAGGGGAGAGGGAAGGGTGGACCCGACCTCCTGTGATGGGGGAGACTACGAATCTCCCCTTTATCATCATGGTGTGAATCATGATGCTGTAAGACCAGTTCAATCCCCCCTGCTGACGCACGACATCCGATTACTTATTAATATTCGAGTACTGGACTTTTATTCTTGAATATAAGTACTGGAACTCACGTATTAATTCTTACTTACCTCCATTAGTTCATGTATTAATGACTGTTAGTCTAATCCACCACACCACTAACGGTGATGACCTCGTGTCTTACATGGCACGGGTATCTAACCCCTCTAATCAAAACAACACTCAGACAAGTGCTCGTTTGATTAAATACCTGATTGATCATCAACACTGGTCTCCCTTTGAGATGGTCAATATGTGCGTACAGATCGACACCACTAGATCCGTAGCTGCACAAATCCTTAGACATCGTTCATTCAGTTTTCAAGAGTTTAGTCAACGCTATGCCGAAGTTACAGAGCTGGGTGATAGTGTTATGCCTGAACTACGTCTGCAAGACAGTAAGAACAGACAGAACAGTATTGAAGTAGATGAACAAGATCCCTGGCTTCAACAGGAGATCAGATACCTCTATAAGCACTCTCAGGAGGTCTACCGTAAGCTTTTAGATGCTGGGGTAGCTAAAGAGTGTGCAAGAGAAGTATTGCCGCTTAGTACACCTACTCGGATGTATATGAATGGCACTTTGAGGTCTTGGATCCATTATTGTCAGCTTCGATGTGCAAATGGAACCCAGAAAGAGCATAAAATCATCGCAGATCAGTGCAAAACGCTGATTTCTACGTGTTTTCCCATGGTCTACCAGGCTGTATGGGAGTGACAGATGGAACGAGTTATGGAAGATCTAGCTAACACACCTGTTAAATTGGTGCCTTGTAAGGAATGTGGGACAAAAGTACCGGTGAATGCTAACTATCCCATTGAGGAAGTTGGATGTCGTGAGTATTACTGTCCTAAAAAAATGACAGAAATTTGAGAAGCCTATTATTACGTGTAGCCAAGGCCGCAACCCCCCATGGCCCCACCCCAGCCAAAGGCTGACTCGACCGGCAGTCGAGACCGTGGGCCTGGGTTTTAGGTGATTCCTGCGCCCGTGCGCGAAAGATTGAAACCCGCGCGACTTGATGTGCTCATCATGCGATCTGTCGCGCCTCCCTTTGACATCCCAGTCATACCAATGGATCTCAGGTGATAAGCAGAACTGATAGGACCATAAGCAAGCCTTATAACCACTGCACTGCAAGGCATCCTGTCCACTTCGGTACAGCATGATACCAACCAGCTCCTGTCCACTGCAGTATGCTCATCCCAGATGACTGATTGAAGGTCTTGATCTCGACTCTCCCTGTTAAGGGGGAGGAGAGTCTCGATCTTCAACCATCAGTCAC